AATAATTATCGTAGCATTTTCTGCTCTATCTGCATCACCTAATGGTGTAAGTTGTAATCCCTCATCTTGTTTTGATGCAAAGAACTCCATTGTTTGACCTGGTGCTATCTCTCTTCTTACAACAACATCGTTTGGACCATAATCCTCAACGATCCGCAATATTTCATCATTTAGAAATTCGTCAACTCCCTCTCTGTTTGTTGGCGCAATATCTCTTAACAATTCAAACTGACCATCTACATTTTTACCTGTCATTTTTAGTCCTTTTTGAGCTTTGGACGGATCTACAATCGCTCCTTCAATAACCTCACCACCATACTTCTTGGCAATATTATTCATTTGTTGTACAGACACTTTGCTATACAAGTCGTTAAACTTTTTACCAGCAGGTCCTGTGGGATCTTTACCCCAACGTCTATTTACTAACTCTCCTGTGAATATACCAACTCTATTTATACCTCTAGACTGTGCATCTTTTATTGTAGCTTTAATAATTAAGTCCACATAGTCAGCAGTCTTTTTAAAAGGCACTGGTGGAAATAATTGTATATCATTTGTTCTTTCATAACTAAAATTTTCAATGGGTCTTTGAGAAAGACTTCTTAATTCATTTGCCTGATCTGCATTAGGGACCTGTATGCCCTTGAGGTTTTGATCTATTTCTAATGATCTATTAAGATCTAACAATTGATCTCTTAACTGTAGTTGTCTTTGATTAATTTCAAAAATGTTTTCATCAATAAATGGTTGGTTGGCCGCTTTTTTTTGAGCAAGTAATTCATTAACATTATCTTGTAATTTTAATATTTCATCCGTGTACCCTGGTATTAAACTTGCACCTGCTGCGTTTGGAAAAGGTTTTATGCCTTGTGTTTGCTCTAACAACGCTCTTTGTTCAGGAGAAACTTGTTGTGCTAGTGCATCGATTGTTTGTTGCGCTTGTCGTATTTGATCAGGAGATGAAGCAGGATTGTTTAATATATCTCTTGCTTTTTGATCTGTAAGTTTGAGTCTATCTAATAACGTTTTTATTCTTAATTGTTCCACACGCACAGTATTTAACATATCTGTTTGAAGTTCTTGTATGACTGCTGCTGTGCTGCCATCCGCTAATGGGTAATCAGCAACTCTTGTAAAAGCTATAACGTTAGGCTCACTGAAGTGTGAGCTATTAACAAAAGGTTGACCCTCACCAGGTATAGGTCCTGCTTGTACAATGACCTCTCTGTAGTTTACACCTTGATTATCTAATGGTTGACTACCTGCATTCATATGTCTGGTTCTACCTTGATCTGGAAAATCAGGGTTAACTTCTTGTTTAACACGCATTTCTAAGTTACCTGTAGGTGATGTTTCAAAATAATCTACAATTTGTTGTTTTGACAATTTACGTCCAGGATAATATTTTTCGTAATCTCTTAAGAATTGTTCTAAACCAGAATCTCTAATCTCTGATATAGGTGCTGTGTCGCCACCTGTTAAATAATTAGCCCAGTCCTGTGGTCTTGCAGCTCCTGGTGCATTTGGGCTTTGTAATTTTTCGTAAGTAAAAGATTTAAACGGAAAGTCTGATTCTTCCAAAACAGGCACAGCTTGGTCTGCTCTTGGTAAAGTTGTAGGTTGTCCAATGTCTGACTTTGTAGGTGTGCCCTTAACTTTACCAAACGTATTAAATAATCTTAGTGGATTAAAAGCAGTAAGATTACCTGAGTCAACTGCTTCTTGGAAAAAGTCTTCGCCCTGAAAGGCAGGATCAGGTGCAAACTGTTGTTGGTTAATATTTTGCAACGGATCACCGCCGATTGCCATACGCACAGCTCCGCCTTTGTTGAAATTTGTATTATCAATTATTTCTGCAATCATTGTGTCTATGAATCCTCTTCGCACATAAGGTGTTTCTTCATAACCTTCAATCATTATGTTTTTTCTTTTTGGTTTTTCACCTTTGTAAACCTTAAGGCTTTTTGGGTTTTTAACAAAGTAGTCCATAAGTTGATCAAATCTGGCTTTTTGTTGTGCAAAAGTTAAAGGTTGTTCGGAACCTAAAAAAATATCATTAAATTTTTGAAAGACCTCAGGATCATCTCCTTGTCTCTTAGCTATAGTGCCAGATACTCTGTCGTTGAATTGGCCGTTAATAAATCTTATGACTTCAGGTGTAAGATTTTTTTTATTTAATCTTCTATATGCTCCCATGCCCTTACGACTTAATATATTGTTTATTGCAACTAAAGCCCTCATACCCTTAAAAGGTATTTCATTTTTGTTTAATTTTTTTCTAATATCTGCAACAGCATTGTCTATAACGTTTTCTCCTCTATTTTGAAAAGCTATATTTTCGACACCCATATTTGTTCTGACTAAATTAGATACATCACCCATACCCATCATGCCTTTGTTATTAGTCATAAAATCTTCTATTCTAAATAAGTGTGACACATGTCCCTCGAACGCTTTAGATCCTTCCTCAATAAAATCATCTAATGTCATTTCCTCAACAGGTATTTTTATTTTCTTACCACCACGTTCGACTGTCTTAGGAAATTTTGTGTAATACTCAGTATACTCTTTTATTAATTGATCTCTAAGATCTGGATTAGCCATAATAATTTCTCTAAATTTTGGTTTCGTATATTCAGTAAGCTGTCTGCTCTCATTAATTACATCAATATAACCTTGCCTTTGTGCTGGTGACAAATATCCTTTTTGTAAAATCTCTATGTCTTTTGCAAGTCGCATAATTTGTTCGTGATTTTGTTTGTGTAGCACAGATGCGTTTGGATCTCCTGCAGGCACTCTATTAATTCCATACGCACTTGCGGTTTTTTCAAAACTTTCTAGGTCAGTAAAATCATAAATATTTTTACCGGTCTTCGGATCGTTTAAAACAAAATTTGTTCTATATAAATCATTTAATTTTTGTTGAGCTCTTGGTAGTGCTGCTTTACCTGCTATGCCCTCAACAGTAATATCAGCAACTTTAGTTGGAGTTGGAACATATTGTCTAAAACCTTGGTCTCGTGGCTCTAGTTTTATTTTTGTTAATTCTCTTATTTCCTCCACAAATTCTGGAGTGATAATATCACCACCTTTTTCTGATCTTCGTCCTGGTTGTGATACACCCTCACGACCTCCCCTGTAATCTGCTAAAATAGTTCTTAATCTTGCTGGTCCCGCACTTGTGCCTCGTGTTCTTGTTATCATATAATTTTCTATTCCTAAATTTTGTTTATCGGGATTGTTTTTTAAATCTTGCACAAAAGCATCTAATTCTTTTTTAAGTGCTAATCTGTTTTCTGTCTCCAAAGCATCCCTGCCTTTTAGCGTATTTTTTTTTGCTTTATTACTTAAGTATGGTTTTTTTATAAATTCATTAATTTTTTGTATTGCATTACCCTCTAATTCTATACCTTGTTGTCTTAGTTTTTGTAATATCTGTGAATTAGCTAGTGGTGTGTTTGAATTTTCTAAAATTTCTTCAGCAACCTTAGTCCACTCTTCACGATAGGGTCCAAGCGGGCTTTGATTATCTGTTAAATAATTAACTGCCTTTTTTAAATGTTCTGTTTCTGTAGATATATTTTTATTAGCGGCTTTTCTTTCCGAGGGTTTTTTGTATCTAACTTTTTTACCAGGTACATTTAATTTTTCTAATGTAAGTGGTATGTTATTTTTTGTCAGATATTCATAAAATCCTTTTGCAGAGGGTACTTTAGTTTGTGATAAATAATCACCAAAATCTTTTCGGTAAGGTTCGTATAAATTTTCTTCTGTCCTTTTTATTTTTGTTTGTTTAATTTTTTCTATATTTTCTTTTGATTGTCTAGCGTCAGGCTTGCCGGTCAAAAATCTCATACCACGCTCTTCTGCTGCTTGCATCTGGGCAGTTGCTAAATCTTGGTCTGTTAAACGTTCCGTGGTCCGTCCACCGTCTACAATACTTTCTTGTATCTCTCTTACAAATCTAGGGTTAGCTCGTGATAATACTTGTGTTGCTTCTTGTTTATTTAAACCCTGCAGACTATTGACTAAATCTCGTGCTCCTGCACTCGCACCTCTTGCTGCTAATTTACCAACAAGTGTTGTAACACCGGCCACGTCTAAAACGTTTAGACCTGCAAATATAAAATCTGTTAGTTGTATTGGAGATAATTCATAAAGAGGTTTACCTGCTGCAACCTCTTGTACTGTTTCTAATTCTGGTTCTAAAACTCTCTGTAGTCCTGCTTTGAACGGACTAAACTGTCTGCCGCCAATGTCTTCTTCAACTCTTTTTGCAATCTCTTGCTCTGCAAATCTACCAGTGCCTACTTGTGGTGCTATACGTCCTCGAGCTTTTTTCTTCATAGCCTCTTCTAACTCCACACCAATTAAATTTTTAGGATCTTCAGGAGTAATTGCTTTTTGTATTGGCTCAATCATTCGAGCAGTGCCTTGAAAAAAATCAGCAAGATCGGGTGCACCACCTGGCTGACCATATAACATCTTTCCAACGTCTTTTATGGCTCTGTTAACTTTATCGACAGGCTTGCTAGGTCTAGAGATTGGCACATTTAAATCAGGTTGCAAAGACACATCGGGAAACCCCTGATACGCAGGATCTTCATCTATGATATCATCTGTGGGTTTGTATAAGTCTCTACGACTTTTAATCATCAGTAATACTCCGTCTCATTCTGGTCCGTGGGCTCTGGTTCGTAGTCATCATGCAACGCAACAAAGTTTCCCTTACGAAACCGTAGTAGTGCTTGGCTCATAGAGTCAACAAGGTCATCATGT